CCAAATCCTGTAATAGTGCAACAACAACAACCAAATCCTGTAATAGTGCAACAACAACAACCAAATCCTGTAATAGTGCAACAACAACAACCAAATCCTGTAATAGCGGCACAACAACCAAATCCTGTGGTAGTGCAACAACAACAACCAAATCCTGTAGTAGTGCAACAACAACAACCAAATCCTGTAGTAGTGCAACAACAACAACCAAATCCTGTAGTAGTGCAACAACCTAATCCTGTAGTAGTGCAACAACAACAACAACCTGAAATTGCTATAGCGGCACAACAACCTAATCCTGAAATTGCTATAGCGGCACAACAACAACCAAATCCTACGGCTGCTAGCTTAATATTCAAAAATGTAACTATTAAACTTAAGCCGACTATTGAGATCGATCAGTTTTTACCAAAAAACGTATTAATCCCCGCATTTCCCGTGGAAAATGACAATAATAACTATGATGTTACACGTGTGCAAAAGTTTATAAACGCATTAAAAGTTGGATTTAATGCGCAATTATTATGTAATCCTAATGAACAAAGATATAGCGGAACATTTAGAACCCTATTTAACTTTACACTTGATTCGTCTGTTAAATTTACATCAGATTTTGTATTCACTAATTTTAAATTTATTTCTGCTGATTTTTATACCGAATTTTTTGGAACTTCAGCTATGGAAAAAATATTTGGATGCGTATCTATAAACGATAAGGATGATAATCAATATTTCACCTTTTCTAAATTTACAGTGTTGGTTCAAAATGACACCAATGAAGGGTCAACTGGCCCGGGATTTATTGAAAACAATTTTGATATCACAATTGCACCTGGACAACTTCCTGCACCATCACAAGCGGAAAAACCAGTAATTGTAAAACCACTATTTGCAATGCCTGCAATACGATCTTATTCTGACATATCAAGAGAAATAGACTTTAAACGTATACTTTCTCAAATAAGTGAATACTATACGAAATCTGATGATGATGACTGTCGTAGGTTTTTAATAATTCTTAAATATTTAGTTAATAAAAATAAAGATAAATTTTCGAATGAGGAGATCAAAACGATAAAAGATAAACTTATTAATAATTTTTACACGTGGCTTGGTCTAAAAGAAAGGATGCCTGATGGCTCTACCGGAGAAGCAAACGCAAGCCAGATGTCTCATATGTTTTATGATATTGTTAATAAAACACCAAGCGTAGGGGTGTGGCGTAAAGGTGTTATTAAACTTAAACAAACAGAAAAAATACCAGATTCTTTTTCTATCTATAAAAAAAAATTAGGCGATTTAAAATATAATCAATTTATTGAGTTTTTAAAAACAGGATTTACAGCAACATTATTCACGGAAAGTGAAGTTAGTAACAATCCGTCAAGCATGGAATTAATTCGAAATAAAGATAATGTAATTTTTTTGGCACCTTTTGTATTTAAGGATATTATTAAACAAGAAACTAAAAAAACAATGTTATCAAGAGTGAAATCTGTTTTAAATTTTACCCCTGAAAAGACAAATTATGATTATTTACAACTTTTTTTTGGAAATAGCAAATCTCTGGATATGGGTTCATATAGTAGTTTTTATAACTGTTCGAATCCAGAGATTTTTACCTTTGAACCAACACCTACCACTGCTACAACAAAAGTAGGAGGACGAAAAACAAAATCAAAAACCAGAGCAAATACAAAATCAAAGACCAGAGCAAATACAAAATCAAAGACCAGAGCAAATACAAAATCAAAGACCAGAGCAATAACAAAAACAAAGCCAAAACGTAGCAATAAAAATCCACAAAAGGCTACACGACGATGTCAACAAAAATAAAACTTGGGCGAAATAGAAAATATATTCTTATTATAGCCATGAAAAACTCTTCGCCAAAACTAATAATATTAGGTAGTTTAGCCATTGTTTCCATTATAGGACTAATATATAATCACTATAAAAAGAGGGAGGGATTCGAGATAAATCTACAATACTCACCCGATAAGGATGTATCCGATTTAGTAAAAAATGCCGAAATTCCACTCAATATTTTCCAAACATGGCATACAAAAAATCTACCACCAAAGATGAGGCATTATGTAGACAAATTAATCTCAGACAATCCCGAGTTTACACACTACCTCTATGACGATAATGACTGCCGCGAATTCATCGAAAAATTCTTCCCACCGACCGTGTTAGATGCTTACGATCGTCTCATTCCTGGTGCCTACAAAGCCGATCTATGGCGATGTTGCGTGTTATATATTCATGGCGGCATCTACCTCGACATCAAGTATCAATGTGTCAAAGGATTCAAGTTGATTGCTCTCACTGAAAAAGAATATTACGTAAGAGACCGAAAATTCGATGAAGTAGGCATCTATAACGCACTCATGGTATGCAAGGCGAAGAGCGACATCATGATGAATTGTATCCGTAAAATTGTGGAGAATGTTGACAAAAAATTCTATGGTAAAAATCCCCTTCAACCAACAGGGCCACAATTGGTGAATAAATTCTTCACTCCAACAGAAATTCAAAATCTAGAATTGGCTCTTGATGTTACCGGTGAATTTATCAATTATAAACGCGGTCTAAAAGAATTTCACATTTTATATATTTATCCAGAATATAGAGCCGAACAAAGACTGATGGCCAAAACGAAATATTATGCAGAACTATGGCACGCGCGAAATATTTACACGTTTTAGTAATAACTTATTATATCATTATTATTTATATAATGAGTTCTGGACAACAGCCTGTCGCATCTGGAGGATTTGGATGCGTATATAGACCTGCGCTTGCATGTAAAGATGATAAAGATACAAATGATGATACCGTCTCTTATGATAATAAAGTGACAAAATTAATGACAAACGATGCTGCAGAAGAAGAACTGGAAGAATATAAATTAATTAATATCGTGGATCCAGATGCTCAATATTATCCTGGTAAGCCTGAACATTGTTATGCAGCTAAAAATGAGACACAAATAGCGGCTGCGAAAAACTGCGAAATAGTAGAAGATGAAGAGTTTTCAGATGATGAAATATTCGATGAGTTCTCATTGCTTCAATTAAAAGATGGTGGTATGGATCTCCTGAAATTTGGAGATGCAGTTGAAGGTTGGCCAGTAACTGCTGAAAATGTTAATAAGATCATGGATTTTTGGAAGGCTGCTAAAAATTACTTTGATGCGATTTTAACATATAAAAGGTCATCCATTATACACCACGATTTAAAGGCTCAGAATCTATTATATAATCAAACAAATAATCGCGCTCTAATTACTGATTTTGGACTTACTGTAACATTTTCAGATGAACTTATTAATGCAAAAAACAGCAACAGATTAGGATGGACATGGTTTAATTTCCCGGTAGAAAGGTTTCTCTATTCACCAGCAAATTATGAGAAATATGTATTAGAAAAGGGTGGTAGTATCAATTGGGAAACTCAGGTGAAAGAAAATTCAAGTCTCGAAAAAACGTTATTAGATCCAATCAAGTGGTTTCGTTTCTACTCTAATATAAATAAAACCAAAGAAGAAATAATAAATGAATTTCAGTCTTTTTGTGTAGAAGAAAAGGCGAGATATGAAGCATCTGAATCGCCAAGTTTTACTGAAAAATATAACGAATTTTTGTCATTGTCGATCACTAAATTTGATACATATGGATTAGGGTTTGCACTACTAACGTTTTATAATAAATGCAAACACCTTATTACTAGACAAAGTGTGTCAGTTCAATTAGAATGGCTCTTCCTTTCTATGGTAGATGTCTCTTGTTATAAAAGACCTACTGCAGACAAGGCGTTGGAAGAATTCGAAGCTATTCTAAAACTTATAGATAAGGCAGACATGCAAATATATTTTGTCTATGGATCGGGATGTAACCAAGAACTTACAGAAGAGACAAAGGCTCAGCAACAGGCAAATTATGCTAAGTTAGCTGATATTGATCCTGAAAATGTCTTTATTAAATGTCATACTACGATCAGTGCAGTAGACAATATTGTAAAAACATGGTTTGGTAGAGCCCCATTAGATGATAATGAGTTTGTAAATGATCTGTATGCTGAACTACAAGGAAAAATAAATGAAGGAATCAAAATCCTTTTGTTTGGACATTCCTTCGGTGGAGCTATCGTAAATAGAGTAGCTATGTTATTCAATAATGATGCTAAAAAATTAGAACAAAAAAAATGGAAAGATTTTGCAAATAAAACCGGGTTCTATTATCAATTGCAAATGGCGACCTTTGGTAGCATTTATATTGCACCCGCAACATCCGTTGACTACATGAACATTATGAACTATATGGCTATAGGTGATGTTGCAATAAAATTAAATAAAATGACAGAACCACCTATTGATGCAAAGACATTCGAAAAATTTTTGATATCTACATCTCAATATTATCTTACAAATGATAAGAAGCAAGCTAAAAAATATAATAACGCAATATCTTACGCAGAACAAGATAAATGTCTAGCATTGGTTGAAACGTTTAAAAAAAAATATCCGCGATCCGGTCTTTTGGCAAATGGCGACGTGGAGGTGGGAATACAAAGGTATCTAAATGTTCATAATGGCAGATTATGTAATCTTTACCAAGTTGGTTACATTACATGGTTATATCTGTATAAAAATATACCTCCTTTTCCTTCATCAGAACCATTATATGAACCTCCAACTTTCTTGAAGCGTGGACTGTTAGTTGGTAATACGAATGAATGGACCATCCATAATAGTTACGGCGATACGTTCATCAGTTATCTACTTACACGACGCAAAGGAAGAGAACCATCGAATCGAATACCATCAGATGAAATATATACCATTTCTGCAGATTACCCCGCAGAAGCTTATTTTGTCAATTATAAATCAAAATCAAAACTGTGGGGGCAAAATGGTGGAACCAAGAAGATGGGTAAGAATAAGAAAGGTAAAACGCATAAAAAAGCAAAACGAGTTACTAGACGATGCAATAAGAGAAAATGATGTATATACTCGGAAAAGGATTCATAATAATAAAAATAATTATGTCAGATACTTACTCGTCAGTTTATAAAAAATATAGTATTTGTATAGTATATAATGAAAAATATTGTTACTGTTTTTTCAGGAAGAAAGGCCAACATTCAGATTCTAAAAAAATATTTAGAAAAGGCACTAGAATTAAATATAATTCATGAAGTTCATTTTTGGAACTACGCAAAAAATTCACATGACGAAGAGTATTTAAAAAGTATTAGCAATTTAAAAAGATCATCCTCTTTCGAAAGTGGAAATTATATGTTGATCACCCCTGTAGTATCAAACAATTCTTTTGAATTAAATGTAAAAGCGCCCAGCGATATACATATTAAAATAGCAAATGCCGATACAGAATATGAAATCGTTTTAGGCGGATGGAATAATACGAAATCTGTTATTAGAGAAAACGGCAACGAAATTTGTAGTTTAACACAAGATGATATAGCAGACTGGAGGAATTATAATACTTTTAAGATTACAATTAATAATGATATATTGAATATAGCAAAGAATGATGAATTATTGATGTCCCAGAAAATTCAACGTAATTTTGTAATGAAACACATATATTCAAAAACGGGGTTTTGTTCTATAGGAGATTTCATGTATAATACGACTCAAAATAAAGGATTTTACTTTATGGATACATGTGAAAAAAGTTGGCGTTGTTATTATAAACATTATTCCAATAAAAGTTTTGAGAATGACATTATCATGAAATGCGATGATGATATTATTTTTATTGATTTGTATAAATTACCTAAATTTATAGATTTTGTTAAAAATAACGATTACGATCTAGTATTTGCAAATACACTTAATAATGGCGTTTCTGCTTATTTTCAACAAAATAAATATAATTTAATACCGAAAGAGCTGATGGATTTAGAATATCCAAATGAGGGATTTTGTGGTTCACTATGGGAAAGCGGAAAAAAAGCAGAAGCCCTACACGATTTTTTTATTGAAAATTATGAAACATTTTTAAATTATGAGTATAATAATGAAATTATCCCGATAGAGACTAGGTTCAGTATCAATTTTTTTGGCTATAAAGGAAGTAAATGGAATAAAATAAACGATTGCTATCGAGATGATGAATATAACTTAACCGTGAAATACGTTAAATATAAAGAATTTAAAAATATTCTTTATAGTGATTTTTATGTGTCACATTTGTCTTTCTATAAACAAAATCAAACGGGCATTGATTTGAACAAGCTTACAGGTAAGTATGATAAGCTATTTCATAGTATAGAAGAAAAGGGGCGGTTCAATTTACAACCTTAATTCATAGGCAACGTCATCTACTCGGAACATAAAAAAGTCATCTATTCGGAACATGGAAAAAGTTATCTATTCGGAACAGAAAAAAGTTATCTATTCGGAACATAAAAAAAGTTATCTATTCGGAACATAAAAAAGGTCATCTATTCGGAACAAAATTGGGATTGTAACGTATTGCGTTCAAAAGTCGCACTTGTTTTTTCGCCTTCTCTAAAGTGGTGCATTTTGAAAATACGCGGCGTTTTGTAGCACGATTCTTCTTCGTCATTGCATTTTTAGCCTTTTTTGATGTTACGCTATAGCAGGATTTTCCTCTTACTTTTCTCAATTGGTAAGGCATATTATATATGATTCATTAGATATTATAATGTATCATATATATATATAATGGCATTGACTACACAAATAAGATTAAATGAGGAGATTATGAATGTATACGATAGTATCAAGGAATGGCGTAGCTTTGATAATGGGTATACGAATTGTCAATACAGTTTTTTTTATACAAATATCGAAGAGGTAAACCGTCGGTTTAGGGAAAACATGATAGCATTCCTCAAAGAGGATGGCTCTATTGATCTCTCTTCTTTTGGAATCTCAGATGAGAACCTAGAGAATTTAAAGGATCTACAGTCAAAAATGATAGAAATTGAAGAGGACGGAGATGAAGATTTTGTCGAGAAATTTATGTATGAATTAGGTCTGATAGTGCGTAGATATGATGGTCATACGATTGATCAAGATACTTATATTGAAAGCGATAACGAAGAGAATAGTGAATATTATGATGAAGATTATCAAGATATTACTGAATTAAAGGGAGCTACTAGTAGTAGCGCTTTTTTGACAAAAATGCAAGCCCTGTTAAGTAAAGAAGATATGGATTCTCCTTTTGGACTTGATTATAGCGGTATGGACGTTGATGCATCCACCTATTTTACATTTATTTATAAAATGTTACTAAAATCTATGACTCCTGTTGTTGGTGGTGGCAAAACGAAGCGAAAACGTTGTAAACGGGGTTCTCGTAGAAATCGGTTGACAAAGCGCTGTCGCAAATACAGCAGGCTTCGAGTGTAAATAAATTATAATAATATATTATAATTTATTATTATAATATATATATATGAATAACTCCTGCGTAACAGAAAGTAACATATCGTATATATCATATAATGGCCAAGGTGCAAAACCAGGTGGGAAACATAGTGAAAAAGAATTCCTCGATATAATGAACAAAAATAAAACCTTTAAGAATAAATGTAGAGAAAAGTTTCATATAGAGGGGTTTTTAGAACGCTGTAATTTACATGAATATGTAGCCTATTCGGGTGCAAAAATAGAATATAATCCAACTCTTCCTGTAAATTTGAATCTGCCACCGCTTGGAGATATTCCTGCAGAATCAAGTTTATCACAAGCGTCAGAGTTAGCAAGAACCACGTTAAAAAACATAAATAATTTGTTAGAAGAGATCACTGCTAATGGTGTTTCCATTGGAAATTTGAACATGAACTATCAAAAAGAGTGTTTAGAATATTTCAAAAAAAAATTTATAAAAGACGTTTTTTCTTTACAAGAAAAAGAAATTAAAAAGAAAAATAATATCATCAATAACTTAGTAAATTATCATTTGAAATTTAATATAATAAAAATTGATGGAATCCTTTATAAGAAGGTATCATTGTTATATGAATATGGATTCTTTATGGGAGGACCAACTGAAAAACCTTTATGTCCAGAAAAACTTAAAAAAATGTTGGGTTTAGAAACCATGAAGGGCGGGCGGCCACTAACACGTTGCAAACGGGGTTCTCGTAGAAATCGGTTGACAAAGCGCTGTCGCAAATACAAACGACGCGTTTAGATGATTATATAATATAATTATATTATATATGACTTTAGTGCAAAATCCAGTTGCGTCCATAGTAGCAAATCCTGCTGCACCCATAGTAGCAAATCCACCTGCACCCATAGTAACAAATCCTGTTGTTCTTCCTGCAGGTGCTATACCTGAAGCACAAGAGTTGGTTAAGAATATTGATATTTTGATAAGAGATGTTAAAAAACAAAAATCAAAACAAATGGTTAATTGCTTTCAGGAATAAATTTATAAATGATGTGGTTAAGCTTAATGTATGGGCAATAAAACAAAAAAATAAATTTATAAAAGCTTTAGGAAACCGTTTTAAAAATGGCGGTTTATATACTGCCGGTTTGATTCCTGGAAGAACAAGTAATACATTAATGTCTAATATTGATTTTTATGAAATGTTAGAAAAAATGCAATTAAGTTTTGGAGGAAAGACAAAACGAAAACGTTGTAAACGGGGTTCTCGTAAAAATCGGTTGACAAAGCGTTGTCAAAAATATAACAGGTAAACTAATCGCAAATATAAGAAGCTAATCTAATCACAAATACAAGAGGTTCCACCCGTAGTTACCACAGTAGATAAAACCGTAGAAATATACATTTGACCACCATAGGTCACTGCCGTCTGATATAATCCATCCGAAGAAACGGATACACTTTGCCATTGGAGACCCTGCAATGCCGGATCTGCAATCGCTTCCCATGTCACTCCATAATCACGCGATACAAATACGCTTCCACCTTTTTCCAAAGCCGTTTGATATTGTCCTGTTGCCGAAATAGAGATTGACTCCCATAATTTATCGGTTACTATCGGATTGTCTACAAATAACCAAGTTTCACCAAAATCATTGGACACATAAATTTCACCACCATTCTCAATGGCCGTTTGGTAATGACCATCCGACGACATGGCTACTGAATCCCAGTTTCGATCATCCAAATTGTTTACTGGGCTCACATTGGTCCACGTCTCTCCATAATCGCTTGAAATATAAATATTTTCGGTAACAATAGTTTGATAACGGCCATCATAAGACAAAGCCGCACATGCAGTCGGAAAGGCTTCTACTGAAAAATAAAGATCACTCGTGTTATCTATCGGTGTCCAGGTTTGTCCATAATCATCAGATAAATATACCGTATCTCCACAAGACACCACTGTCTGATATTGACCGGTCAAACAAATAGAAACAAATATTTTCGACGTTCCTCCAGTAAATGTGGAATGCCAAGTGGAACCATAATCGTTCGAAACATAAATCGATTGACCATTGCTCGCTGTTTGGTTCTCACCTGTAAACGAAATAGAAACACTATTTGTAGGTGAGTGTCCAATACCATGCACTTGAGACCAGCTCATACCATGATCTTGTGTTGTATATATATTTCCACTTTCATCAATAGCGGATTGATATCGACCCGTAGAAGAAAGCGAGATGGAGAGCCAATTATTGTTTGGACTATTGTTACTAGGGTCTGTGCTATTAATGCCTGGCACGAGTGTCCATGTTGTTCCGTAGTTCAAATAATTTTGCACAGGCGTGTTGGTCAAAATTAAAAGGATCGGGAACGTAGTCGTTTGCGTAATATGGGACCGAGAATAAGTCGTTCTTCTAACCACATTATTACGCGTCCAATTCAATTTATTACGTATAGCATCTAGGTAGCTTGGTCCCACATTATTAATTGGCAAAATCGATTCTGTCTGTATATTTACAGACAAAGTGATGGTAAAGCCATTGGGTATATAAATCAAATCTCCAGCAATAAATCCATCAATGATACCATAATTATAAACAGCCGGATCTCGATTATTAAATATATTTCCATCAACGACCCAGTCTAACAAATTGTTAATATCACTAATAGTGACGTATCCCGATAAATCCGATACAAAACTGCCTTGCATATTAAAGGTAGAACTGTTAATAACTTGTAAATATGCACTTGCATCAAATACACCGCCATTAACACTAAAGGTTTCCGCGTTGGAAAAGAGCGACATGAATCCTCCAATCGATCCAAAATAAGTGGATACAGTCTTATTAAAATCTTTATATAATGTCGCCATTTTACCCATAGACACAACACTCTGGTAATTAATTCCATCAATAAAATCACACGCACAAAGTTTAATACTATCTGTATATAGCTTTTCTGTTATTGGATTAAACCAAGCCTGAATCGTGCGTGAATTTGACGGGTCTTTCATAATAGACAATTTTTTATTCATCGTTTGCACACTGAACTTCAATTGTATTGCATCAGTCACGTCATATTTATTTAACAGATCCGGCGTTTTCAACATAATTTCATTAAACCCTTGTTGCACTGTATATCCACCACTGCCATCAAACGCATAGCACGGTCCACTATATAGGCCATTTACCGTTATGTGTGGCGGTAAATAAGAAATAGACATGATTACTACTATATCTAGTTACAATTATTCATGCAAAAAACTAAATAGGATCAGATCGGTTAATATTACGCGGTTGTCAAATTCGTTAATCGGATTACCAAAGGCGCTGTCAATACGCGTTGAATTTGAGTTCTCGATGCTGACGAAGATTCTGAATAATAACTGCTTAAATTATTATTATACTTGGTAACAAAACTACTCATTTCATTCAAGTTAGCTACATTAGTAGGGCCAATATTATTGATGGGTAAAAGGGCTTCTTGGTCAATAGCTAAAGTGAGGGTTACCGTTGTTCCAGACGGAATCAAAATTAAATCACCATCTAAAAACCCGTCTTCTAAACCATAGTTGGCCCTGTTGCTAACATCAGATGCAGTAGTCCCATTTATCGGATTGCGGTTTCCAAAGACATTACTGTCCACAGCATAACGTATAAGATTATTCACATTGTAGATCGTAATGGTTCCCGTGACTTTACTCACATAAGCGCCACTAGGATCTACTAAATATTCAGTAATCAGGTTCATAAACGCATTGGCATCAAAGAGACCGTGGTTGTAATCGTAACTTGTATTGTAGGAAAAGAGTGATGCAAACCCACCCGCATACCCAAAATATGTATTTACATAATAATTGAAGTCAGTATACATGCTCGAATAGGTGCCTACCGAAATGACTTGTGCAGCGGTCATGCCTGCTACAAATTCATCGGCTGTTAATGTAATCGTATCTACAGGGTAACGATCTAGTGCAGGATTGTAGGTGGTTTGTGTAATATTAATGTTATTCGAATCTTTGGAAACTCCTAATTTAGTATTAAAGGTTCTCACATCAAACAATACCTGAACTGCCTGAGTAATATCATACTGAGTAATTGGATTTTCTATAGCTAACTTGATGGTATCAAACCCTTGTGCCATGGTATAGCCACCTTGTGCAACAATGGCATAGAAGAGACCACTATAGTAAGACGTTAATATTGGAAATGGATTTATCGATAAATCATAAAGAGAAGGAGGATTACCAGACATAGTTACAATAGGTATTGATATTTACAAATCAAATTATTATAAATCATATACTATTTTAAAGATAAGACTAAAAGAAAAATTAGATTGGTTCATTGCTAAAATACGGCCAAACTCGTCATATAATCGTATACGAAGACGCTGGATATCAACCGGACCGAAGTATTTGCGCGGTTCTGAAACCAAATTGTAATCCGTTTCCATCATTAAACTGTAGTAGGAACCACGTATGGGAAATCGGGCTAAAATATTCGGACTAAGAATAGATTGTTGAAATGCACTCACAAAATGATTGTTATTACTATTATTGAAGTCATCCACTGATAAAAAGGCATACCGAATTGCAGCGGGTTCTACAATGGTATCCGCAACATAAGACGTTTTTCCAGTATAAGTTGGTTTAATAAACCCTAAATTCCATCCTATGCGAGTGGCTACATTGGTCATATCCTGAACACCATTTTTATCGCGTGTAAAATCTAGAGTAATGCTGCGAATGTTCGAACCATAGGTTCCCTTTGGAGCCAGCGTCAATTTACCTGACCCTGAACCAGTTGCCGTGACATCCAAGGTAAACGAAATATATTCAAAGATAGAATTCCCAGTCGTCGATTCAGCCACAAATAAGGCGTTGATCTTATCAATGAAATCGAGAGAATTATAGTTGCCATCCGGAATGACAAAGCTATGGGTAATTGTCGAAGTGGGCGTGCTAGGACCCAACGTATTACCAATAGGCACATAATCAATCGACATATACAAATAATTGTTTCCGTAATATTCCGAAATTCCATAAAACGTCACTGGAAACTCAAATGCGGCTAGCTGCATCGAAACAACTTTGTTAAATTTAATAGGTAATTGTATTGTAAAATCGGAGCTTTGAGTTGAGTATAGGTTCTCGCGAAACCGAGTATCGATGTTTAGACATTTTGTAATGATTCGTGTTTTCAAAGGATTGAGAGAACCTGGTAAATAATCACTAGGAGAAGTATGAATATATTGCGTTTCTGGCTTGGTTATCAGCTCTTCTTCTCTACTTGGAGGGATCGCAGATTTTGGTGCTTCGACAATATCTAGTTGATAGCCTTTAGAGATCGTCGTCGGCACTTTCTGTAACTCACAGCGTTCTTGTATCAGCCATTCTTTGGCGACACGCAGAAACTCGAGAAGGTCTCGTTTAAATCGTTTATTAATATGTCCACTGGACAACAACTGTTCTCGTATCTCATACTCGCGGTAATCCACATCACCTGCCTTATATTTGGTCCCTTTTTTAAATCGAAAAAACGCTTCTATTTCATCTATGGTATAATTGGAGATTGTCAGATCAAGTGATTCTACCATTATATTTTACTGGATATTTAAATAGATTCATTGACACGAGTTTTTTTATCCAGGTTTACTATACTATGTCGATTACAACCTTGAAACGAAAAACCCAAGCAAAATACAATAATATGAGTGTAGGACAGCCACAATTTTCATTAAACGGAGCATACCGTAATCAGGGATACGTAGGTCAAACCATGCTCTCACGTTCTCTACCCAAAACAATGATCAAATCACATGGTGGCGCGAACGGTGCTTTTCCAATCCAACCTGTCATCTTGTCTGCAGTGACATCTCTCAATGATCATGATGTTGTTAAATCAACGGTCTTAGGATCACATGGACAACTAGCCACTAAATATCGTTGGATTACCCGACCTCAACCCTATACTACAGTCAAGCCGGATTCAAACAATCATGTTAACAATCAACACGATTATATTATGCGCCGCAGAAAACGCGCTTTACAGGTGGCCAACAGTCTCTATACCTCGCCGAAAATTGTCACACGAATAAATCCAGATATTAGCCCTAGCTATGGAGTGCCCATCCCCCTATGTGAATATACCAAACCCGAAAGTGATTTTGTTGCCATGACTCAGGGCAATTATATATTACGCATCAACGAAAATTGCACTCAAAACGATGTTGTGTTTGTGCCGAGCCCAGGAAATGGTGGACCCATTTTAGGTAGATAAAAGTAACTATTATCAAAAAAATTGAACAAAAAGGAGATTCCATGATTACTATATAGTTATCATGGAACATCAAAAAGGAGATCGAGAACAAGAGTTGAAAGACTATTTCGAATCTATGAGCGAAAAAGAGAGAAAGGCATATGAGATTGCCAAAGACCATTTAGGTATGTCTTATCAAGTGGAAAAGAGTATCGCGTTTATCGCCTATTGTAAGAAGCGTAAGGATGCATCATTATTATTAGTAAGTAGTAAATAAGTCAAGAATATTCCAAAAAAGTTTTTGGAAAATAAATCCAGAATATTATAACTCACCGTTTTTATGTTATAAGGCGAAACCGCAGCTACACCATAGAGTGACCAGAAAAATAAAAAGTATGCATATATTTGCATTCCATCCTTACTAAAACGAGCATAATTCGTATAAATAATGTAATAGTAAATGATAAATGGAATAAACCCTAATGAAATCGCAAACAATGTAGGAATGACGGAAGTTTCTCCCAAGTAACCAAAGAAAAGCATTGCCCAGTTAAGCAATAGAACCGTAACAATCGTAGAAAATTCTTTTTTCAATATTGTAAAAAGAGTAAGTGTATCGCTCGTGTTCTTTTCTTTGTGATCTAAAAATATCAAATAACAAATTAAATTTACCAACATAGTTGGTGTGGTAATTACCCAATCAAAATATCTTATCGGAGTAATATTTAAAATATCATTAAAATTAAACAACCAATATAAATAAAATAATCCTTCTACATTCTGAACAATGACCTCCAACCACATCATTTGTTTCAAAAATGAAAACTTTGGCGACACATTGATAAATAATGCGAGAACCTGAACTACCTCTGTTACTATTTGTATAACAATAGATGTATATAAGGATATATATATACTCGAATCCATTATACCATATCATTATACAATTTTTGACTCATTATTGTGATTTTTCTGTTTTCGTTTAAAGTCACTATAGGACATAACCTGTTTTTGCAGTATCGTTTCTTGAGATAGATCACGAGTGTAATTCGACGAAAAATTGTTCATAATATTTTTTTTGGTTGGTCTTTGAAGGATACTGCAATTAGACAGTCTACCTAAATGTATAAATCTATTTCTAGAATACTCCTTCTCTTTTTGTCCTTCTAGTCCTACTCCTCGTTTTTGAATCTTCATACACGTCTTCGTTGCACTTACAACTACGTCTTCAATTAGAGGTGACCTATTTGATTCTGGTGTCACTTCATCATCCACGAAAAAATGGAGACATTGAAACAAGATAACATATTTCATGGCCACAGCATTCAGCAATGAATAAGACACGCCTTGAATATCAGAATAAAACGAGAACCCCTGTTTATACGCATCATAGTGCATAATAATTGTTCCTCGGGGCGTAGATTCCATTAGCTTTCTCGATCTCCATGCAGGTTCTATGTGATTCTCTGGATCTTGCATCACTTGTTGCAAACTCTTTTGCATATAAAATTCAGGATCAACGTTGCTAGACAGTTGCTTCATTTCTTCATTGCTCTTTTCAAAATGCTTCAAAAACGCCGCTTGCCTACTAACAATATACTCCTGGGTTCTCTCTTGTAACGTGGTAACATTACTGATTTGTTCTGCCTTCTCCTCTTCTTTGCCGTGTTCTTGTCCCCATAACTTGAAGACTATCCAAAGATAAAACAAATAGATGAAAAAAAATGGATTATTATTATTATTATTATGATTATTTGCTAACATGATAAGCCAAGTATATTAGTAGTATAATATGATCTTTTTAAGCCATTTCTTTTACCTCTTCTTTTCTCAAGGCTACCAAATCATCGATTTCTTTTGTTAGGAAGGGCACTTGAATACGCTCATAGGTCTTGTAGGGATTGTCTGGATGAAGACAAACCAAGTATAAATCCGTCACCTGTTTCCCATATTTGTCTTCCAAAATACGTTTATATACATTTAGCTGCAAAGCATAGTGCCAAAAGTTGGTATCTGGCAAATGGGAGATACAGGGGGTCAACGCATACTTACCAAATTCTGGTTCGCTCTTAATCTCCTTACATCGCTTCCAATCATAGATTTGAAGCGTTCCGTCTGGGTTCTCAAAGATCATATCGATCGACCCGGATAGTCGAAGTTCTTCATAGTAGACCATCCATTCTGTGCGATATGGCTTCAACATTGGATAATCCGCTACAAAACGATTAAAGAATCCATATTCGATGCTGTCATTTTCTCGGGGTATACCATTATAATAACATTCAATATCATAGTGCATCTTTGTTCCTGCAGATGAAGCACTATCCCTATTGTCATCCCATGACTTTTTGATGTCTTCTCTGGTCATGCCATAATACTTATGACTGGGGTTGCCCCAATTTCTACCCTGCATCATCTTGTCGATGATCGCATCTGCATCAAATTCCGCAAAATGATGGTGATTCCAAGTTGTAACAGAAGTGGTCCACCCACGCTTACCCAACACGGTATAAATATGGGGTCCCTCTTCGAACGTAATGTCAGCATCGCGTGGGTGACGGTTAATTTCAGTAAGCATAGATCTATCTCTTTCTTACCATGTTTAGATAAAAAAATATAATTCAATTTTCTTCCTGCCAAAATCGCGTCTTTTTAAGCGATTACGATTTCGGTCACTGTTCCAATAACCCGCTTGATCTTCGAGTAGATAAATTGCCGCAAATGTCCATAGTTTAGGGTTGCTAATACATTCTGTTGATATCCGATGAATTGATTGTAGAGAGTCTCGCTCTTCAACAATTGCGCCTCGTTCTCCTTATACCATCCACTTACAAATACGTTATAAAACTGTTCGGCAATCTTTTGGAGAACATGATCAAATTCATGAAGGGTCAACTGTTCCCAGGATGCTGTTCGAAAGATATAATATTGAGATGGTTTGTTATCGAAAACACAAATAGGCAAATGTTCCATGTTCTCCAATGATGCGGCGAATAATTGTGTCATTGCTACGTTCAAATTCTCCTTTAATGCAATATTAATATATGTGGGAACACGCGCTATCAAACTAGCGATCCACTCTTGAAACGTCATAGTAGGCAAGTCTTTTCCTTGTTGTAGCCAATGGAGTATATCCATCTTACGGTTCTGTATCATCTTTAGTTTTTTATGATTCGACTCCAATTTATCAATACGAAGCGATTGTTGCCGAATAATATGAAACAATTCTTTCATTGTGGGTATCGGGTCGTCAGCAACATCAATGACTTCATTCCGCTGCTGTAATGGTAGATGCATAAATTTACAAACTGTTTCATGGGTTTCCAAATTCTTCTTGTAACGATAAGTCTTGTCACAATGATCACAAGTATACATGTTATAAGGATCATGATTACTGCCGTCGTAACAATTCAATTTTTTATGCGCATCTTCTAACTAAATTTAATATCAACACTTCTATATATGAGTCAATATTTTGATGAAAAAGAGCTATTTCGAGAACCTAAGACACAACAATTTGGTTCTCATATGGTCATGACCAATGTTCAAAAACAAGGTAAAACAAAATGGATCAATATTGATACGAAATATAGAGACGATTATCAAGCTTCCCAAACATGCAACTTTAACATAACCCTTCCTGAGCGCATCAACGAAGTGAAAACTATGAGTGTCCAAACGATAGAGATTCCCATGTCCTTCTATAATATTTCGGCGAATTTAGGAAATAACTGTTTCATAATCAAAAATTATTCAAATCCTTCATCGAGTGTAGTCATAAATATAGCCGATGGATATTACACGACTGATACAATTGCTACTGCTATCAATGATGCAATTAGTGGTGCGGGAGGCATTTTTACATCTTTGGTATATAGAGTTATCGGAAGTTTCTCTACGTTTTATACTGCAGATGCGAACAATACTTTTATCATTGAATTCGACGTAGATACCGCTGGTTCTCAAGATCGATTTCTTACTACTACTAAACTAGGGTGGATATTAGGATTTAGAGGCTTAACCCATAACGTTGTTACAACGAACCCTTCATACGGCAGATCGGAAAAATTCATTGACCTTACTAATCCCCGCTTCCTCTATTTGGCAATAGAAGAGTTTAATAAGGGAAACCAAAAGTCATTTATCGCACCACTCTCCAATTCCCTCATTAATAAAAATATAATCGCTAGAATCACCATGACACAAAAAAGTTACCCTTTTGGAACTGTTCTTATCGCGAATATGAGCAACGGGCTACTACAAAGTGATGTTCGCACCTACTCGTCGGGCAAAGTGGATCTTCAAAAGATGAATATTCAACTGGTCAACGAAATTGGAATTCCAATGGACCTAAACGGTCTCGACTTCTCATTTTGTTTGAAGGTAGAGCATGAAGCGTAAGCGAAAAATTGAAAACTTTTTTGGTCTACTTTTATTATGATAAAAACGTTACAATGAGTGAAATGAAACGAGCCGCACAAGGTGGTGAAGGAATCATTTGTGTGTCCGTCGGTGAACTAGACTTTCAAAAAAGTCAGGCACCAGATGGTAGTAGGTATCATTACTATGGCGACATGGTTCTCGCAAAAGAGACGCCACTCAACAAGTTGTTAAACAAATATGGATTCCTTGCTGATGGCCTAAAAAGCTATGTAGGGCATTTTAATCACAAGATTGCTATCTTTAATAGCAACGGTGAGAGAGCAGATCCAGCAGATGTTCTTGCAGAAGATGTAGAGAACCTAGTTGCAGGAGTAAGATACAAGATTACTGCTTCTTTAAAGTGGTGCAAAGAGGCAACATTCGTGCGGTATGAATCTGGACCCTTTTACAAATGGCAAACACGTAGCGGTTTCATCTTTCTACTTACTCAGGAAGAAGTAGACACTCTTACCGAAAAAGAAAAGCGGCAATTATGTATTGTTCGTTAACGAGAACAAGTTGTAAAATGAAAAATTGAAAACTTTTTTTGAATGATAAAAAAGGAGGTATTGCCAACAGGCCAAAAAAAGAACAACAATGGAAGATCCACAATGCTTTGCCACCGATTTCTCTGGTGATGATATAGATATCGTTTATTTGTGCAACACCGCATACGCGGGCTCCATCAAAAATGGACAGCGTCACGGCCACGGAATTTTGTCGTTTATATCTTCTTTAAAATACATTGGCGAATTTGACCAAGGGCAGTGCCACGGTAAGGGAGCCCTAGTGTTCCCTAACGGCGACATCTACGAGGGAGAATTTAGGAACAATATTTTGCTTCCAGATATTGAAGGAACGTTCTACTACAGAGAAGAAGACGACAGTCGCACTACAATTACGGGTAAACCAAATGGACTCATGCGTGGCCTACTTACAACAAGCGCAAAAAACATGATTTGGCCAATCCGCGTTTTTACTCCACCATCAAAATCAAGACACCTTTCAGCGGAGACGTGGCAACATATTTCTCAAATTGCTGACGAAGCTGAATGCGCAATAACACAAATGCGCGAACAAAAAAAAGCGGCGACTCTAGAGTCAAATGAAGAAGAACGAGGGCACCGAGTAGAAGGCAAACCTCATGGTGACAGATCACGATTAGAAGATTACGATACTGAATACGATGAATGGAGCAAAGATCGTATCAACGAATACGAACCGGCATTTGATGAGTGGTTGAAAGCGTATCAACGACGCGCAGAAAACAAGGCTGAGGAAGAAGTTTGATAAGTTTAATTATAATATTATAATTTTAGAGATAAAGACACGCTTGGTCAAATAAAAAAGAATAATAAATAAACAAAAATAAGAATAAAAAAATAAGAATAAAAAAATGGAAAACCATTTTTTATTTGCTGACTATAATGATAGAAGCCGATGATTGTCAAGAAACCCTACTTGAATATTTCATGTGGATCATAGGATATATAGACGGATGTATCATTTCTTTTTTCATGGGAAAAGAAGAAAAACATCGAAAAAAACGCCCTGAACACGACTATGTAGACGAGCTCGAACATGGCTGTGAAGCTGGATGTGCCGAAGGAGAGTGGCTAAGTGGATACAAGAAAAATTGAAATAAGATAACTTAGATATACATGGTAAGTAATCACATATTACTTACAATGTCATTGTCCAAAGAACAAGAAGAAGCACTCGAAAAATTTAAAAATGGTGAGAACCTGTTTATTACGGGCCCTGGAGGAACAGGCAAAACGAAGCTTATTTCGCATTTTGTAGAACATATTCAGTCTACCAAAAAAGTGGTTCCTGTCTGTGCAATGACCGGATGTGCAGCTCTACTCTTAAATTGCAATGCGAGAACCCTCCATTCATGGAGTGGTATCAAGTTGGCCAGAGGAGATCATGATAGTGTTGTTGCATCCGTTCTCAAGAACAAACATGCTGTCAAATTATGGAAGCAGGCATCAGGCCTTATTGTCGATGAAGTGAGCATGTTATCCAAGAAGTTGTTTGATATTCTTGAAGAGATTGCTAGACGAGTCAAGAAATCGGCGCAACCTTTTGGGAACATGCAAGTAATATTTACCGGCGATTTTTATCAACTACCTCCAGTTGGAACAGATGGAGAACCAGATACATCACAATTCTGCTTCGAATCGAGCAAATGGTCTAGCGTGTTTCGACCTGAAAATCACATAGAATTAGTGACTATGTTTCGTCAAAGTGATCCTGAGTATATTGCCATTTTACAGCAAATCCGCAGGGGCAGTTTGGATGAAGAGAAGCGGCAGGTTCTCCAATCCTACGTCAAGCGTGAATTTGTAGAAGAGGAACATAATGGATGCATTCCTACCAAACTATTTCCTCTGAGAGCACAAGCCGACTACGTCAACAATACCATGTTTGCAAAGATCAAAGAGTCAGAAGTCGTTTTCGAAATGGTAAAACGCAATAATTGTAGAGCCTATTTGGACAATGAAAAACCTATTCCTAAAGATATCTTGTTAGCATGTAGCCACCTAACGGCAAAAGAAATCGACTATGAAATGAGTCAAATGGTTGCCCAATCTCCTGCACCTCAAATGCTGCGTATTAAAAAGGGGGCCGCAGTCATGTGCGTCATGAATCTGGATATGGAAAATGGAATTTGCAATGGATCACAGGGTGTTGTCATAGATATTAACGGAGCTGGTTTACCTATCGTAAAGTTCTCCAATGGGTTGACCAAAACGATTGGTATGCAATGGTGGCAATCCGAAGATTTCCCTACGATTGCAATTGGACAAGTTCCTCTCGCATTAGCCTGGGCCATGACGATTCACAAGATTCAAGGAGCTACGGTTGACATGGCGGAGATGGATTTAGGAAATGGTATCTTCGAATGTGGGCAAACCTATGTTGCTCTCTCTCGTATCAAATCATTGAACGGTCTCTATTTGTCTGCGTTTCATGCACAGCGAATTCGAGCGAACGCAAAAGTGACCGAGTTTTATCAACAAATGAGCAGCTATAAGGTAGAAAGCGAAGAGAAAGAGAAAGAGAAAGAGAAAGAGAAAAGAGAAAGCGAGGAGAAAGGAGAAAGCGAAAAGAAAGAGAAAGGAGAAAGCGAAGAGAAAGAGAAAGGAGAAAGCGAAAACAAAGTGAAGAAGGTTTTAAACATCTTCTCCAAGTATGAATATCCAAACGTAATCAAAAAATTGAATTTGTAAATGAGGAAAGAATGAATGACAAAAAAGAAGGATGGCGACGACTACATTACCCCGTGAATTTTACCCCGCAACAGAAGAGGCTATTTTGGCTGCAGGAGGACGATCTGTTCCGATCATAAAATATAAATTCAATGAGTTTAAGAGACAAGCAAAGGCAAATGAAGTTCTCATTATGCTTTTAGACACGGGCCTTTTCAAGAAAACTGCCTATGTTGTTACAGATGAGAATAGATATGCAGTGCACATGCGAGGATTGAACAATGGATACGTTGTATCGTGCCACTACTATTTTGTTCCAAAAGATAACATTATGACTCAGGTTACATCTTCAATAATTGATAATCTTGCTACAACCGCAACGGTTCTGCATGTAGCTACAGACGCATAATTTATTATAATATTATAATATAAATAGTATATAAAGAAACGATGGTAGCAGGAAGTTTATTACCCATTGCAATTCATAAAGGAAAGCTATATTTTTTATTCGGAAAAGAAAATTCAATGGAAGATAGTGCCAAGGGATGGTCTGATTTCGGTGGAGGATGTGAAGGAAACGAGAACCCATATCAAACGGCTCTTAGGGAGGGTGGCGAAGAATTAACCGGGTTTCTAGGTGATGGGAAAGAATTGGAGAAACACATAAAGAAGAATGGTGGGGTCTATCACATTGAACACAATGAATATCATTCTCATCTTTTTTTCTTGGAGTATGATGAGAACCTCCCAAAATATTACAATTTAAATCACGCATTTTTATGGGAACGAATGAACAAAAAGGTTCTCAATGATTCCCGACTTTTTGAGAAAATAGAGATTCAATGGTTCTCAATAGCAGATATGAAAAAGAAGAGGAATCAGTTTCGCGGGTTTTATAGAGAGATTGTGGACAAATTTATTGCTGACGAACGCAATATTTTCCAATTTGCTAACCATAGATGTCGATCCAAAAAGAATAAAACGAGCAAGAAACAAGAATCATTATTTTAGGACAAGCGCTTTCTTTCTTGTCTTTATATACTATAATGGCAAATAACAATTGGCGCAATTTTGGAGGAATTTATAAATCCGAAAAACTAAGTCATATTAATGTGGGAACCTTGGTAGCCGATCAAATATTATTGAGACAGACGCAGAATACAGTATTATTAGTTCAAGGTGAAATTGATGTTGGGGCCAACGCGACTCTACATGGTAATTTATTTGTCTATGATGATAATTATTTAAATAAGCGTCTTTATTTTGGTTCTAAAGTGGCATATGCACTGACAGATCATTCTGTGTATCTAGGTGGTTCTTATTCTGGTATAGGTATCAATACGACAGCACCAACCTCCACATTTGATATTCTTGGAACTATAGCTAATAGCACAACTCTTACGGTAAGGTCGTCTACTGCTACAAATAAAAACGTGATTGCGCAAAATTTTAACGGAATGGGTATTACTGTGTATACAGACGATGGTAATAGTAGTATCAACTTTGCAAATACATCCTATAGATCATCTATCGTAAACAACGTGGCGTCTTTGGACCTTTCTGCATCCGCCATTCGCATCAATCCGAGAACAAATAGTAACAATTTTTTTAACGAATCTGCTATCGTATTTGACTCATCATGGAATCCATATTTATATAACGTATATCAAAATGCAACAAATAGGACAGGCAATGCGCTCACCTTAGTGTCTATAGATAATAGCTCAAATACAGCACTAAGACTTGTATCACCAAATGCAACAGGACTAGTTATTAAAGGTGGCGGAAATTTCCCCCTCGATGCATCGCGCTCTTATGGAACAATTGGCGTAAATGATGGTTACCCTTCCATCAATATTGTTTCGGGAAAGAATCCCATCAATTATACGTCAACTGTTGGCATCAATACATTTTCTCCAAATGTAGACAAATATTGTTTAGATATCAATGGTCCAACACGCATTGGAAATGGAGAACTTACAACAGTCGCTACTCTCGGATTCGATGCTAGTTTTGTCAGTTTTTCAAAGCGAAGCAAGGCGGGAATTGTTAGTGGTGGACCCTCTACTCAAGAATTTCCCTTTCAAAATACCATTTCATATACAAAAGATGGAGGTCTAACATGGACCAACTCTATCATTGATACAACAACAACATCAGCTATGATAACTAACCCATTCACCATCTGCTGTTATTCATATGATTCATCCTATGCATTCGTAGGATGCACATCATCCTATTCTACAGGAATTCAATCCGCCATCAATGCAATTTATTATACTAACAATGGCGGAACAAGCTGGGCAAAGATGAACGATTCGATCTCTTCCTATATTTACACTATCACTTCGATTTATGCCATCGATACTCCATCTACAAGTTCAAAGCGTATATTTTTTAGCGGTGTTGCAAACAATTCTCTCACCATTTTCTACGTAGATGTTCTGAATAATGTGTTAGCTGCGGGTAATACTATCACTTTTTCAGTGGATGGTGAATTAGCAAATCATGTCACTGGGTTCTCGTCATCTTTTACTAAGATTTCTTCATCCGATGGGTCAGGAAACGATCTCTATTATGTTGGAAATGGTATTCAACATGTATCGGTAGCTGCTGGGATTGCTGATATGAGTTACAATATAGGCGTGACAGTAAACTATAATAATATTTGTTACTATGATAGCAGTCACGTCGTTGCTGTGGGTTCGAATATTATTTCATCAACTACGGATGGACAACATTGGTTTGATGTATCCTATACGACAAACCAATATGGTTCATCGGTTCTCGTTGGTAATTTGAGAGATGTATGTATATATGATCCTTCAAAGGCTATTGCAGTAGGAAATGGCGGAACCATGTTGTATACTGTCGATGGATACAAGAGTTGGAATCCTATATCTAGTCAACTCTTGAATTCATCTGGAATTGGATCTCTTCTCACCAATCCAAACTATGATTTAACAGGTATCATGATGCCCACAATTGACACATTTGTAATCTCTCAGGTTCTCGCAAAATATGATCCAACAAATTCGACGAAAGGTAACAGCAGAATACTCTATGGTTTTTTTCCACCCCTATTCAATTCAGCAAATAACAATGTGATTGACGTGTGTGGAAATATGACCATTGGTGGTAACGTTAGTATTGTAGAAGGGGGTCAATTGAATACAAATAAGATCAATGTTTCAGGTGATATTTTACCTACCATCGAAAATAGTTTTCGATTAGGAACCGCAATAAATTCATTTAAATCGCTATACATAAACAAAAATGCATTTTATTTTACTGATGCTGGAAAAACTCTTTCTACACTTTCCTATAATTCAGATACGTCTGGTCTACAATTAATTACCAAATCAGATAATGTTGTTGGTAATGTATTACTCAGTTATGGTGGGAATGTTGCATTGGGTAAGTTATCCAATGCGCCTAGTTATACAGTAGATATTTCTGGTATAGTAAATATTAATTCTACCATTCAAATAGCATCCGACGTATCAGTCAATACAAGGTTTTTTTCTGGTGGGGACGTATCATTGAATAGTCGTTTGTATGTTCTTGGAAACACTATATTGGAAAATAAAGTTACAGCTCTTACCGATGTTTCCATCAACGGGAACCTATCTTTATCAAAATTGTTTGTCACTGCAAATACTACATTGACAGGTCAACTCAATGCAAATTCAGATGTTTATGCTAACTCACGTTTATTTGTAACAAACGATACATCTTTAAATAAAAATGTGTATATAGCTGGAAATACAACAATAAACCAAAATTTATTTGGCAATGGAACCCTAAATTTAGTAAAAGATGCAACATTTAACGGGAATACCTATACTGGATTGATAGCTTATTCTCCTGTGTTTGATAGCAATTCATCAATATTAAATATCGGAACACAAGGTAGTTCATCAATTATTTATATTGGTAATTTTAATAACAATTCATCAAAGACCATTAATATTGGAAATACAGGAGATACTGTTATTTTGAACGGTAATGTAATTAATAAAACAACAGAGACAATTGTAGTTCAATCCAAAACAATGATATTAAATGAAGGTGAAATTGGAGATTCTCAATCCTATGGATCAGGTATATATATTCGAGACAATTCAAATGATTTCGCAGGTTATTTTTTAGTATCTACAGACATGAGTGGATATAATTTTAAACCCCCGAACAAACGTTCAAATAATATAAGATTAGATGTAAATTCGATGGTGTTAAACGGTGGTGTAAATACTGGTTTAATGGTTTTAAAACAGAGTTCAACAATGGGAATACTGGATTCTAGTTATGCATTGACTCTTCAAAATATTGACGTAAGTAGTTTACTTATTCGGAACGCTTCGTTGTCTACAGATTCAATGCAGGTAATATCATCTATAGTTTCTTTACAAAATGATCTTTCAGCTAGTTCTCGTTTGTTTGTAGCGGGTGACACATCATTGAACAGTCGTTTGTATGTTTCCAATGATGTCTCTATCAACAGTCGTTTGTTTGTGGGTAATGATGCTTCTTTGAATGGTCGTTTATATGTTTCTGGAAACGTAATTGTTACACAAGGATTGACTGCTTTATCTGATGTGTCTACAAACACTCGCTTGTTTGTAGCTGGTGACACATCGTTAAACAGTCGATTATATGTTTCCAATGATCTATCGGTAAACAGTCGTTTGTTTGTGGGTCAAGATGCTTCTCTGAATGGTCGTTTATATGTTTCTGGAAACGTAATTGTTGCACAAGGTTTAACTGCCTTATCTGATGTGTCTACCAACACTCGCTTGTTCGTAGCTGGTGACACATCACTGAACAGTCGTTTGTATGTTTCCAATGATGTCTCTGTCAACAGTCGTTTGTTTGTGGGTAATGATGCTTCTTTGAATGGTCGTTTATATGTGGCTGGTAACGTAATTGTTACAAAGGGATTAACTGCTTTATCTGATGTATCTACAAACAATCGCTTGTTCGTAGCTGGTGACACATCGTTGAACAGTCGGTTATTTGTCAATAACGATTCTTCTTTCAATAAAAATGTATTTGTGGGTTCAGACCTCAGTGTTAATGGGAATATATTTGTTGCCAACAATCTTACTATGGGTGGTGTTGTAAATTTTGTTGGTCTAAGTATAGGGTCTAACGTGCAATACCCTGATACAACAATGGACATCAGTGGTAATATAGAACAATTAAACGGCGCCATTTATCAATTCTAAATATTAGAAAATAAAAAAATAAGACCTTATACTATTACAATAAGAATGAGTCGTTGGTCTGATTTGTCCAATTCTGCAAATAAATTGAGACAAACCCTGTTTCAAGGGTTCGTCGACATTAGTGGATCCCGTGTCTCCATTCGTAATAACGCGCCTTTAGAATTATATGGCGCATCAGATAGCGCCACCCCTTCATTTACCATTACGTCAGATACAATTCATGTTCTCGATCATTCTGGAAGTTCTCATAGTATTAGTAATGAAAAATTAATGTTTATCAAAAACCTTTCGGAAAATGTTCAAGGCAGGCTAACAGACCTTACTTCGAGAACCCAGTATATAACAACTACTACCAACGGTTCGATTACAGATATCAGTTCAAACGTCACTATTCATGGTAATCTGTTGGCAAGTTACCCCGCTGCCACCATCCCTCAATCCGCCATCATTGGTGGTGTGGGAGGACTCTATATTCCTACAGAAACAACCACGTTTGATAATGACAATTTCGCAACGATCAAAACATTTCAGCAACGCGATACCGTAGTGGACGCCTCGGTCAATGGTAATTTATCAGTAAGTGGTAAGACAACACTTACTGGAAATGTATATTTAGAATCAGGCGTTTCATTTTATGGTGATGTCTCTATGATTGGAAACATTCATGCATCAACATATCCACTAGAAGACAATTCAGATAAATTAGCAACAACTGCATATGTTCAAAACACACTCTTCAGGCAATTTCATCCATGATATAATAAAGCATTTTGAGCTTTTTCTTTTCGTATGCTTTATTATATATAAAATGGCAAACTGGTTGGATTTATCCGCTACGTCAAATCTTTTTAAATCTATATACGTAAAAGGGTTTGTAGATATAAGCGGCGGAGATTTTATAGCAAGAAATGGTAATCTAGTCATTGCTGGAAATTCACAATTAGCACAAAATGTAACTATTGGGGGTAACTTACAAGTATCAAAGACTATACAAATTATTGGTGATGCATCATTCAATGGTAACGCATTTGCTGTCACCCCCGCTTCCATAGACAATTCAAGTAAAATTGCAACTACAGCCTATGTGCAAAATGTTGCGCACACTTATGCATCTTTAAATGGCGCCACGTTTACTGGCGATGTTTCTATGAACAAGAGCCTTCATGTGAATGGTAACATTATTTCGGCCAACACAATTGCAGCAAATGTCGTGGCCGGCACAACGATCTTAGAGAACGGTTCAACCCTTGCATCCACCTACGCCCATCAAAATAGTCCCACATTTACCGGAGTTCCTATTGCCCCCACACCCGCAGTCGGCACAAATACTGATCAAATCGCAACCACCGCTTATGTGATTAGTGAAGTGGGAAACATGATTACGTCTACACCGGCCATTGTCAGCAGTTTGCAACAATTATCTAGCATTGTGCAGTCTGATTCTTCCTACGGTGCCAACATTATTGCACAAATTGGTTTAAAAGCGCCCATCAATGACCCCACATTTACAGGGACGGTTCGTGGTATTGATGCAAGCATGGTAGGTTTAGGACTAGTAGATAATACTGCCGATTTATTCAAACCCATTTCCTACACCACACAAAGTGCTCTCGATTTAAAAGCGCCCTTGGCCAATCCTACGTTTACTGGAACGGTTCGTGGTATTGACGCAACCATGGTGGGCCTTGGAAATGTAAGTAATTTGACAGATGCGAACAGGCCGATTTCAAACGCTATGCAAACCGCTCTCAATACAAAAGCGCCCTTGGCCAACCCTACGTTTACGGGAACAGTGAGTGGGATTAGCAAAGCCATGGTCAACCTCGCCAACGTAGACAATACATCAGATGTAAATAAACCCATTTCTACAGCAACACTGACTGCACTGTCTGCTTTAGCGCCCTTAAATAGTCCCAGTTTTACGGGAACCGTGCAAGGAATTACTCCAGCCATGGTGGGTCTTGGAAGCGTCAATAATACTGCAGACACTGATAAGCCCGTCTCTACCGTTGTGCAAACAGCTCTAGATTTAAAAGCAAATTTGGATAGTCCTACGTTTACTGGAACCGTCAATGGTATAAATGCAACAATGGTCGGCCTCAGCAATGTGAATAACACTGCAGATGCAGACAAACCCATATCGACCGCTACACAATCAGCACTAGCTTTGAAGGCACCCCTTAGTCAACCCTCATTCACTGGCGGCCTTTATCTTAGTTCAGGCGATGCATCGTTCGGACGCAACGTGGTAGTCAAGAGCAATCTTTATGCCAACGTTGTCTATGAAGGTGGTTATGCTCTCACGAACAAGTATGCTACTAACAATAGTCCCACCCTTACCGGAATCCCAACTGCTCCCACTGCTGCAGTAGGGACGATTACCAATCAAATTGCTACCACTTCATTTGTCGTGAGTCAAGTAGGAAATTTGATTAGTTCTGCGCCTTCTATTGTCAATACTCTTCAAGAATTATCCAACACCATTCGAACGGATTCGTCTTTTGCCAGTAATATTGTTACGCGGTTTAACAATTACGCAACTATTGAAAGTCCTACCTTTACTGGGATCGTCCGAGGTATCGACGCATCAATGGTGGGACTCGGTCAAGTCAACAATACTTCAGATGCGAATAAGCCCATTTCGACAGCTACGCAAGCAGCACTTGATCTCAAAGCGACTGTTGCCAACCCCGCTTTTACTGGCACGGTCACCGGTATTACCAAAGCCATGATAAACCTCGGTAATGTAGACAATGTGGCGGATGCAAACAAACCCATTTCCAGCGCTACTCAATCAGCACTAAATACAAAAGCACCCATTGCAAATCCTGTCTTTACCGGCACCGTCAGTGGAATTAGTGCTGCCATGGTCAACCTCGGTCAAGTCAACAATACGTCAGATGCAAACAAACCCATTTCAACCGCCACCTCTATTGCTCTCGCTACCAAAGCGCCCATTAATAATCCCACCTTTACAGGAACAGTCAACGGAATTACTGCTGCCATGGTAAACCTTGGATCAGTCAATAATACTGCCGATATTGACAAGCCCGTGTCGACAGCAGTGCAAACACAATTGGATTTAAAAGCACCGCTAGATAGCCCGGTGTTTACTGGATCTGTTACTGGTATTACTGCAAGTATGGTGGGTCTTGGTCTCGTTGACAACGTGGCAGATGCAGACAAGCCCATTTCCACTGCAACCCAAGCCGCTCTCAATCAATTGGCTCCATTAGCTGGTCCTGTCTTTACCGGTGGCATGTCTTTGTATAGCGGTGATGCATCGTTTGGCAACAACGTGGCCATCCACGGTTCTGTAACCGCGGCCTCCGTTTACGAGAACGGAGCGTCGTTAACATCTAAATATGCGACTCTAACCAGTCCCGCTCTAACTGGTATACCCACTGCTCCAACTCCTGCTGCAGGAAATGTGTCCAATCAAATCGCAACAACTCAGTATGTAGTGAACGAAGTAGGTAGTATTATCAATTCGGCCCCCTCTATTATCAACACACTTCAACAGCTGTCGTCCATTGTTCAGAATGACGCTTCGTTTTCATCCAACATTACGTCTCAGATCAGTCTGCGTGCGACCATCAACAATCCTACCTTTACGGGGACGGTTCGAGGTATTGATGCAAGCATGGTGGGTCTTGGTCTTGTCAACAACACGGCAGATGTAGACAAGCCAGTTTCCTTAGCAATGCAAGAAGCACTCAGCAATTATGCTCTATTGTCCAATCCCACATTTACTGGCACTGTCACTGGGATTACAGCAGCCATGGTTGGACTATCCAATGTCAACAACACTGCAGATTTAAACAAACCCATTTCTACAGCAACACAAACGGCTCTAGCAGCCAAAGCCCCTCTCGCGAATCCTACATTTACGGGAACGGTGCGTGGTATTACAGCAGCCATGGTAGGCTTAGGATCAGTAGACAATGTGGCAGATGCAAATAAACCTATTTCATCAGCAACCGCATCAGCACTCGCAGCCAAGGCACCCATCACCAATCCCACGTTTACTGGAACAGTTCGTGGAATTACGGCTAGCATGGTCGGACTAGGCTCAGTAGACAATACATCTGATATTAGCAAACCTATATCCTTGGCTACACAAACGGCTCTCAACCTAAAAGCGCCATTATCTAATCCTTCCTTTACTGGAGATGTTACGTTGACCACGGGAAACTTATACGCTAACAATGGTCTCTCCGTCATTGGAGATGCATCATTCAATCATAATATTATTGTCAACAATGCCATTTACGGTAAAACTGTGTATGAAAATGGTAGTGCATTGGCCTCCACATATGCAACCATTAATAATACAGCGTTGACAGGAATACCCACTGCACCTACTGCCGGTCGTGGAACAAGTTCGACACAAATTGCAACGACTGCCTATGTGACTAATGAATTGGGCAGTATTATTAGTAATGTTCCCAATATTGCCAGCACGTTGCAACAGCTATCTAACATTATTAACAGCGATGCCTCTTTTGCATCTGGGTTTGTTACACAACTTGCAGCAAAGGCACCCATCAACAATCCTTCTTTTACGGGAACCGTGCGCGGCATTAATGCTGCCATGGTAGGTCTAGGAGCAGTAGACAATACTTCTGATGCAAACAAACCTCTATCCATTGCCGCAGAAGAAGCGATTGCTGGGCTTGCACCCATCAACAACCCCACTTTTACGGGAACTGTGAGTGGAATTACTCCTAGCATGATTGGTTTAGGAAATGTAAACAATGTTGCAGATGCAGACAAACCTTTATCCAACGCCACCTCTGCGGCAATAGCCAGTCTTGCACCCATCAACAGTCCCACCTTTACCGGTAATGTTGGCGGTATTACTGCTGCTATGGTCGGACTCGGTAATGTCGACAATACTGCTGATGCTGACAAACCTATTTCTTCGGCAGTCCAAACGGCTCTTGACGGCAAGGCATCTAGTAATAACCCGATTTTTACTGGAACAGTCACTGGAATTTCAAAGGCAAGTATAGGTCTCGGATCTGTCAACAACACTTCAGATGCAAACAAACCCATTTCCACAGCAGTCCAAACAGCTCTTGATGCAAAAGCATCTTTGGCCAATCCAGTGTTTACTCAAGGATTTTCATTAGCAACGGGAGACGCGTCATTTAACGATAACATCACTGTTGGAAATAAATTGACCGTGGTCAATGGTCTTACTGTAAATGGCGGTGCCATCTTACTACCAGCAGGTTCTCTTTCTTCTAGCATGATGTTTGGTGGAATTGTAAACACGACCAGTAGCCAAACTGGTATTGTCGGTGATAAATCGTTTTTGGGGAATGTATATGTCGACGGAACTGGATTACCCACATTTACGGATATTTCTCAGGTTCTCGTTGGTAACTATGCTGGTAACTTGGTAGCCACAACAGGATACGTTCGTGGAGTCATGAGCAGTTTAATTGGCACTGCACCTCAAGCCCTCAATACCATTTATGAGTTAGCCGCATCTTTGAACGGAGATGCTAGTGCAGTAACAGGCTTAACCGCATTGATCAGCGCAAAGGCACCGTCCAACAATGCTGTCTTCAGCGGCTCTACTACCATTCCGTCTGCATCCGTTACCACCTTGTTAGTAACAGGCGATGCATCGTTGAACGGGAACCTGATCGTGTATGGTAATCTTCGAGCTGCGACACAAGCTGCAGCGGATAACTCGAATCGCGTAGCAACAACCGCCTACGTCAAGAACCAAGTATCCACTCTGACCACTACTCTTGCAGGAGGATATGCGACGTTGGCTGCACCATCTTTTACTGGTGGTGTTACCATAACAGGCGACCTGTCTCTTAATGGAAATATTTTTGCCACTTACCCCAGCGCATCTATTCCTGCAACGGCCGTTCAAGATATTGCCACCTTGTCTACAAATCAAGTGATTACTGGATCCAAAACGTTTACAAACGATGTATCTGTGGGGGGCAATTTATCTGTCAAAAATGTCTCCATCACGGGGAACGTTTTACCTACTGTGGGAAATACGTATAACCTCGGTTCAGAAGACAAGCCGTTCAATTCACTTTATGTAAACAAGGGCACCATCTATTTTACAGATTCGAGCCTAGGTGTTACCAAGACTACAGCGACATTATCGTTTAATACAACAACTGGACAGATTGAAGTAGCCGCAAAACCAACAGATCCTACTGCACCTGTCGTTGTTGCTAACCCTATCTTAAATGTTGGTGGAAATGTTGGTATTGGAACCAATACACCTCAATTTACTCTTGATGTTTCGGGAACCTCCAACTTGTTAGGGGACACCATCATTAATAATAAAGTCTATGTGGGAACCGATGTATCTATCAATTGTCAACTTCGAACATTTGGAAACATTGCTACACAAGCAAACCTGTTGGCTGCAGGATCCATCTTTGAAGGAGGCACTTCCTTAATCAATAAATATGCTACGTTAGAATCACCCACGTTTACGGGAACGGTCAGCGGAGTTAGTAAGGCCATGGTAAACCTCGGCAATGTAGATGATACTGCTGATGTTAACAAACCGGTTTCGACAGCCACTCAAACCGCATTAGACTTGAAAGCACCGCTAGCATCTCCTACGTTCTCGGGAACGGTAGGATTAGATGGAGTTACGGTAACAGGTCTCTACTCTGCTTCAGTTACCGATCTCAGCTCCACCTACGCTCACTTGAATAGCCCTACATTTACAGGTGTAGTCGGCGGAATTAGTAAGGCCATGGTCAGCCTTGGGAACGTAGATGATACTTCTGACGCTAATAAACCTATTTCGACTGCTACACAAAATGCACTAGATTTGAAAGCACCACTAGCATCACCCACGTTCTCAGGAACGGTTGGGCTTGCAGGGACCACGATTACGGGTCTCTACTCTGCTTCAGTTACCGATCTCAGTTCGACCTACGCACACTTGAACAGCCCTACGTTTACAGGTGTAGTCGGCGGGATCAGTAAGGCCATGGTCAATCTCGCTAATGTAGACAATACTTCTGACGACAACAAACCTGTTTCTACAGCCACTCAAAACGCTCTCGCAACAAAAGCTCCTTCTGCTAGCCCTACCTTCACTGGTGTTCCTCTCGCACCTACCGCATCCACATCTACAAATACGACACAAATTGCTACTACAGCTTTTGTGCAAACTGCTATAAATGACTTGGTGGGTGGTGCACCAACATTGTTGAACACCTTGAATGAACTGGCTGCTGCTATTAACAATGATGCTACCTTTGCTGCTGACGTGGCAACCTCTATTGGGACCAAGGCACCATCAAATAGCCCTACGTTCTCGGGAACGGTAGGATTAGATGGAACCACGATTACAGGTCTCTACTCTTCTTCAATTACCGATCTCAGTTCGACATACGCACACTTGAATAGCCCTACGTTTACAGGTGTAGTCGGCGGAATTAGCAAGGCCATGGTCGACCTTGCCAATGTAGATGATACTTCTGACGCTAATAAACCTATTTCGACTGCTACACAAAATGCACTAGATTTGAAAGCACCACTAGCATCACCCACGTTCTCAGGAACGGTTGGGCTTGCAGGGACCACGATTACGGGTCTCTACTCTGCTTCAATTACCGATCTCAGTTCGACCTACGCACACTTGAATAGCCCTACATTTACAGGTGTAGTCGGTGGGATTAGTAAGGCTATGGTCAATCTCGCTAATGTAGATGATACTTCTGACGCCAATAAACCTGTTTCTACGGCCACACAAAACGCTCTAGATTTGAAAGCGCCACTAGCATCACCCACGTTCTCAGGAACGGTTGGGCTTGCAGGAACCACGATTACCGGTCTCTACTCTGCTTCAGTTACCGATCTCAGTTCGACCTATGCTCATTTGAACAGCCCTACGTTTACTGGTGTAGTCGGTGGGATCAGTAAGGCCATGGTCAATCTCGCTAATGTAGATGATACGTCTGACGCCAATAAACCGGTTTCGACAGCCACTCAAAACGCACTAGACTTGAAAGCGCCTCTTCTAAACCCAGCTTTTCTAGGAACTGTCACTGGAATTACTGCAACTATGGTGGGTCTTTCCAATGTCGACAATGTGGCAGATGTTAACAAACCGGTTTCGACGGCCACTCGAAATGCATTAGACTTAAAAGCTCCTTTAGCATCACCCTCACTTACTGGAACTCCTACTGCACCCACCGCGTCTTCTTCTACTAACACAACACAACTTGCAACGACTGCCTTTGTGCAAACCGCCATTAGTGATTTGGTTGGTGGCGCACCCACATTGCTCAATACCTTGAATGAATTGGCTTCTGCTATTAACAATGATGCTACTTTTGCTGCTGACGTGGCTACATCTATAGGAACCAAAGCGCCTTCTGCAAATCCTACGTTCTCGGGAACGGTGGATGTAACTGGCACCACCATTACGGGTCTTTATAGTGCATCAGTTACTGATCTCAGTTCAACCTATGCACATTTAGTGAACCCTCGCTTTACAGGGTTACTTTCTTCGACTGGACCGGTCATAGCCAATTCCGGAATCACCATTACTGGAGGAGATGTTTCATGTAATCATAATGTATCGATTGGTGCAAATACTGTGGTTGCAGGAACAATGACTTTGCAAAATGGCTTTGTTTTTGGAAATGCACCCACCACCAAATATTATAGTTGGTCTGGCTCGCCAAGTGCAACTACAATCGCGGCTCCTGCAGTCACCCTTACCTTTGGAAACGGATCATTTTATGCAAAAATACACTGTTTCTTATCAGACGGGACCAGTGCTAACAACATGTCAACTCAGATCATGGAACTACAAGGAGGCACTACAGATAACTCGCTCCCAACATTAAATATTTTCCCGATCTCGAGAACCTCGACAGCAAATTCCTATTATTGGAATAATCCTGCATTTGGAAAAAATACTGTCGTCTTTGGTTCAGAAAGTTTGAGTGGAATCTCTGCTACCTATACCATTCGCGTAGAATTGATTCAAACGAACAGTAATAGTAACCCATCGTTACAAACGATTTCCATGGTGAATGATAACGTTGGTGGAACAATTACAACAACTTATAATTATTAGAATCCTTCTTTAGAAGAGTATGTGTTCTTATAAGATTTGTAAATATAATTATATAATCATATTATATTGTTATATAAATGAGCAGTGGTAATTTTAGTATTGGCACACTGAATGCTAATGAAGGCATCATCGTTACTGGTGGTGATGCATCGTTTAATAACCATGTATTCATTGGATCTGATTTGTCTCTAGGAGGAAATGTATATGGAAAACAAAATTTGGTCATCTTGCAAGATGCTTCTATCAATGGGACAATTCGTATAGGATCGAGCATTTACGAGAACGGTGAATCCTTAATAAGTAAATATGCAACGTTGAATAGCCCCACGTTCTCTGGAACTGTTTCTGGTATTAGTAAAGCTATGGTTGACCTTGCCAATGTAGACAACACTGCAGATGTAAACAAACCTATTTCTACGGCTACGCAAACTGCTCTCGCAACAAAAGCACCGTTGGCATCTCCATCCCTTACTGGGGTTCCTACTGCCCCTACAGCGTCGTCTTCTACTAACACAACACAAATTGCCACTACCGCGTTTGTGCAAACAGCAGTGAACGATTTGGTTGGCGGTGCTCCCACATTGCTGAACACCTTGAATGAATTGGCAATTGCTATTAACAATGATTCTACCTTTGCTGCTGACGTTGCGACATCCATAGGGACTAAGGCTCCTTCGAATAACCCCACGTTTACTGGAACTGTTTCAGGTATTAGTAAAGCTATGGTTGACCTTGCCAATGTAGACAACACTGCAGATGTAGATAAACCCATTTCTACAGCTACGCAAACTGCTCTCGCAACAAAAGCACCTTTGGCAAATCCTACTTTCACTGGAACTGTTTCGGGTATTAGTAAAGCTATGGTTGACCTTGCCAACGTCGACAACACTGCAGATGTAAACAAACCTATTTCTAATGCTACGAAAACTGCTTTAGATCTAAAAGCACCTTTGGCAAACCCTACATTTACTGGAACTCCTACTGCACCAACCGCGTCGTCCTCTAATAACACAACACAACTTGCCACTACCGCATTTGTGCAAACAGCGATTAATGATTTGGTTGGCGGTGCTCCCACATTGCTGAACACCTTGAATGAATTGGCTGCTGCTATTAACAATGATGCTACCTTTGCTGCTGACGTTGCTACATCCATAGGAACCAAGGCCCCTTTGAATAACCCCACGTTTACTGGAACTGTTTCAGGTATTAGTAAAGAAATGGTTGACCTTGCCAATGTAGACAACACATCAGATGTTAACAAACCTATTTCCAATGCTACGAAAACTGC